ACCTGGGTTCTTGAGAAAAGAATTCCAGAGGATAAATTCTTAGCGGCCTCAACTGTCTTTTCAAATGCCTCCGTTGAGTAGGTGCCCATGTTCTCCATGGTATTCTTGAGCGCCGCTTCTGCCTTATGTAATTCGTGGACTTTCTCAAGTCCCTCCTTGGCAAACTTGACCCCTTCAAAAATTGCAAAGCCAATTCCAAGTGCTGTGCCAATTCCGGCTGCCATAGATTTAGCCTCACTGAGCGCTCCTTCCAAATGCTTTACCTGCTCAGTTGCATTTTTTATTCCCGGGGAGAGATTGTCTTTTAGATTTAGAAAATATTCGACTATGTTGCTCATTAGCTAAATTGAACTTGGTGAACTGTTTCGAGATAATACTTTGTTTGAACCCAAAGGGTTAAAAATTCATCTTCATCCTCAATGATTTCGGCCCAATCTTTTTTATTGAAAGAATGGCAGCCCCTTATTAGAGCTGCCATTCGCGCGTGCGTAGCGCTCGTGTTGGAAATCTCTAAATCAGCTATTTTTTTTTAAAGCTGTTCTGAATCAGATTGACGATCGGNACACATGCTCCNGTCATTCCAAGCCGGAACCCATCACAATTTGAAGATGTTCCGTAAGTGCGTGGATCAGATTCTTCTCTTAAAGTCAGCACCTCTCTCAGCTCATCTCCAGCGGCAAAGATCCCCACCGATGCGATTTTGTCCAAAGTGAAAATCTTCTGAGGATAATTGGGCTCCTTCATGTACCCAATCACACGTTCCTTAGTTACCGGATCAACTCCGATGTAAGCATGAACTTTTGCAACATTATACTTTTTTGCAAGCCCCTCAGCAATTGCCTCAACTTCTGAAATCTCATCAACCGTGAGGTCGTCTGTTAAAATTGGTTCGCTCATTATCGTGAAATATCTGCAATGATTAATGGTAATTTAACTGTCAATTCGGTATCTCCCTGCTTTGCGTTAAAAGGATCCTCAAGGAATTCAACACCCTTCAAAGTATCCATTGTTGCATCCGCGACAGAGTTTCCATAAAGAACCGGGATATCGAACCATCCTATTGATAGTGGATCTCTGTTGGGAGCTGCTGCAATTACTTTCTTCCACTCATCCAGAAAGATCTCAATTGAACCTTCAAATTCAATCTTACCATATCCACGGCTTACCGGCTTTTGACCGGCTCCGTAGTTATTAGTCTTAGCCTGTTTCCTCTTGAATTCAATGCTTTTAATCCCTGCTACAGGAACTCCGAAAAGCACAAGAGAAATCGAACTCCAACTGTATGAAACTCCGTTAATTAATGGTGTCATATTTTCCTATTTAAAACTTATTGGAATTTGAATGTTCCTGGCAATACCGTTTTCATTCAACAGAATATTGACGATCAATAAACTTGTGGAAGTAACGTTCTGGGTAGGATCGATGTAAACATCCGAATCAGAGACAGTGCCCAAATCCTGGTCACGTGCCATTTGATGGAGTGTCAATAGTGCCTGGCCCTGCAAAAATGCGATGGTGGTATTTGCCAGCGTTCCGTCTGCATTTTTCAACAACTTACTTTTCAGATAAGGAATTAAAGAGGCATATACTCCTCTGATCGCTTTGTCAATAACTCGGTTGTCATTGATGTAGGCATAATCAGAAGCCATGGTGATTGCAGTATGATTATCGTTGAAGTATGTCCCTGCATACCCAACATATCTCAGACCAAAGATGTGACGCTTAGAATCAATAGCATCTAAAGCAGAATCACTAAGTAGCGGATCGCTCAAAAGCTGTCCATTGGCAAAAGCCGGAATGTCGCATTCAGTACCGTTTGAGATATTGAATTTGGCCGGCTCTCCGAAGTCTTCGCTTACTGCACTTGCAGAGAGCATCCCTAGAGCGACTCCTAGATGAGTTACAGACTTTCCTGTTGTGAGGAATAGTGCAGCCCCCAATGCTCCCCCATCCTGCCCAATGATCGAACTCACTTTGTTTGCTGTAAGCACTGAAAGATCTGCAACAGTTGTAATGTCAGAGATTGCCTTCATGTCTGCGGCATATAAGGCGCTCAGGGGTTTATGCTTTGCGTCGTTATATATCTTAATGATACCGTCAATAGCAGTTAAATCTCCAATTGCATAAGCTGCTGAATCCTTAAATATCCCAACTTGCCGAATATTCCCGGCTGCTGCAGTCTGTAAAGTTGTGATCTCAGAAAAGGTATATGTTCCAGGAACGGGAAAGAACCCAACCCAAAGCTGGCCTGATGGATTAGCACGGAAAAACTCAGCAATATGATAATGCCATACTCCCTGTTTAGAAGCTACTCCACCTGTAAAGGCTGTAATAGTGCCGGCGATTGTCGATCCTGATCCTAATGTTGCAACCAGAGGAGAGCCAGTATTTAGAAATATTCCTAGTCCAGGTCTAGCAGTGATAGTAACGGCTGCAACTAAAGCAGATGCAGTATAGCCATGCGTAGAAGTTCCTGCATTTATCATTGCAGCTATAGCCGTAGCCATCAAATTTACGGTTGTGTCTGCAGCCCCCTTAGTGTAGGTTCCAAGATTAACAGCAACTCCCAAAGGTTCATTAACTGTAAGATTCAGCGTGTTTCCAACGGCGCCAACTGCAGTTACGGTATAAACACCAGTCGCTTTCGTTTCATCTGAATAGGTTACACCAATGCCTGCATTCTCAGCGTCTATTATTGAATATAACGCTTTGATATTATTGATCGTAGTAAAACCAGAAGGCAAAGAAGCCGTGTAGAAGATTAGCCCTGATATAAAGTCTTGACCAGCTGCTACTCTTTTACTTGCTCCAGTGCCCTTGATAAATGTGATATCTCCTCTCATTTATTTTGCTTTTTTCCGTCCTTTCGAACGTGGGTTTGTCTCAGGTGCATCCTCTTCAATTACTCCCTCCGCAGGGATCTCCGCAGGTGAATCCTCTGGGATCTCATATGATGAATCTTCCGCAGGTATCTCTTCTGATGCCTCCTCTTCGAAGTCTCTTTCAAACCTTTCACCCCCATTGTGAGGGTGAAGGTGAAAGTGTCCGTCTTCAGTTACCCATATTTTATTAACATGTGGTAACGCTTCGAATACTTTTGAAGTATCCATTATGCTGTGATTGTTCTACTTTCTTCACACCAGGATGCACCGTTGAAAATGAATGTTGCATTTGCGGTTTTTCCTGCAGCTACAGAAAGAGTTCCGGCCGAAAGAAACCCTGTACTGAATGTTACAACCTGGGTGGCCGCAGCTGAGAAAAGCAATTTGATACGGTCTCCTACGTAAGGAGGAGTTGAAGCCGATCCAACACCGGCGGTGACAGACATCGCTCCAGTTAAGGGTGCAACATTTACCAGGGTAAATGACTTAACAGGCAAAAGAGCCAATGAAGCTGCGTATGCCGGGGTTAAATATTGATTATCTCTTACGCGGTCAGTATTATCAGATCCTGCCGCACTTGAAAATCTTGCATTTGTGCTCATTTGAATATTTTTAAAGGGGAAGGTTTTGCCCTCTCCTGATTATGATTTATGCGTTAAAAGTAGAAGTGGTCAACGTGGTGAATAAGAACACCTGCTCTGAGAAGCCATACTGAACATCAAATTTCATAAGGCCCTTAAGGAAGAATAACTCTGAATTAGCCTGCAGTCTCATCAATTGAAGGTTGTTATCTTCAGTTGAGTTCATTCCAACATATAAGTTAGAGCTCACATCATCAAGACCCTCAACAAACAGAATCGTATTATCAGGAAGGCCGGCCAATGGTACAATCTCATATCCCTTAAAGGTATTTATACCTTTGTCCATCGTATTCACGCCCTTGTATACCAGCGATGTGGTAATGAAGGATTGATAGATCTGTTCGGTATTGATAGACACAAAGAATTTAAGTCTCTTATAACGGGTCGGACGGCTTAATAATGCTTTCTTAGTCGTTGCAACCAATGTGATCAAAGAGTTAAATGCATCTACAATGTTGGTATGGCTACCATCACTTACTGCAGCTGTTAACTGATAAGGAGAAGCAACCTGTTGAACGTTCGCATCGTTTAGCATCTTCTTTAGGTACCCATCAAAGAAGCAAATCTGACCGTTACCCGCAGAACCTGGTGCGGCGGTGTAGGTGGTTGAACCTTGCCATAAGCCTAGCTCAATCTGCTCAAATGCTCTCTGCAAACCAATCTGCATCATGTAGTTTTCGGCAGTTACCGGAAGTTCACGAGCTAAGAGCGTTGGCGCCAACTGTTCTGCTAACCAATGCTGTTCATAGTCACGTGGATTGAATTCGGTGTAAACCATCAAATCCTTTGGTGACAATACCCGACCATCGACGGTGAATGTCCCGGATGTGGTAGGGGTTGCAGTACGTGGCTGTAGGGGTTGCGCGAAGTCAACCCGGCCAATGGTATATTGTTTTTTAATTCCATCCTGAACATATACACCACCTTTTTGAAGTGTGTCCATTCCGAAAGTTGCGGGCAACCAAAAGTAGGAAGCAAATGTTCCTGCATAACTGGTATCTGAAATAGTCAATGCCATTTTATTCTGTTTTTAAAGATTTATAATTTGCCTTCGCGTTTGAGTCTGTTCATGACAGATAGGCCAATTGCCGAAGTTGGAAGTTCACCGTCTTTAAGCTTATTTGGCTCAACCGTAGTTAACTTTGTAGCCTCTTTATTCAGAGGAAGCGCCTCGATCATGTTCTTCGTTCCTTCAAAATCAGCCTTGGCCAATCTCACCCAGGTAAGCTTGATAGACTCCTCGTTTTTGATCCGACCAATCTTTGCAAAGTCCTCGATCATGTTTTTAGCCTGATCTTCTTTTACTTTATCTTCAGCTGATTTCTTGTCTTTCTCAAGAGCATCAAGCTTGTTTTTGCAATCCTCATACTCAGCATCCGACCTTACTTTGTCGTCTTCGAGTTTTTTAAGTTTTGCTTTGAGCTTATCCATCTCATCGGCATCAACTTTCGCTTTGTTTTGCGCTTCGGTGATAGCCTCCAGCGTCATTGCCTCAGCTTGCTTTGCACGGTTTTCAATTTCGTCAATCGCTTTGACTACGTTGTCTTCCGTGGCAGCATCGTTGAGCTTCAATCTCATCGTAACTTTTGGAAACATAGTTGTTCTTTTTATTGGGTTAATAATTGAATTTAGGACCATATTGCACTCCTTATGGAACTGCATTGAGTCAGTTATTTTTCGCAGGTATTTAGTATTCTCCTCTTCGCTGGCGTCGATTTTATCACAGAGCTTTAACTGAAGGGCTTCGTCAGCTCCTATAAATGTGGTGCGCTTCATCATTAGGGAAATTTCACCCTCTGACATCCCTGACCGCTGCTCAATCATAGTGACAATGCTTTGCTTCATAGTGGTAAGCATTTGAGCATTATCGCCTCCAAATGGATCATGATACATAAGCCAGCTGTAATCTGACATGATGCGTTTCCTTCCGGCCTGAAATATTACACCTGCAATTGATGCAGCTGCCCCCGTGACATAGGTATCAACCGGTGTTTTTGATTTAAGAATAGCCGAATAGATTGAGTAACCATCTGTCACTACTCCACCAGGAGAATTAATCCAAACCTGGATTCTTTTCTTTCCCAAAGAATCCATCTGTAGAAGTTCTTGCTGGAAAATACTCCCATCTATGCCCATTCCGTCATCTTTGTCATAACCAATATGTTTATTGATTAAGAAAATCGGTTCGTCTGCGGTCGGATCAATACAGTATATCATACAATAAAATTAATATGATATATAACGATAGTTCATTAGTATGCCTTAGACGGCATGGAATAATTGTTTCAAGCAAAAAAAAGCCCTGTAATTACTTACAGAGCCTTTCTTCATTTTGGACGCATAACTATTTTTTAGTGAAGCTTAGAATCTTTTCCCGCTCCTGCATGGACATCTTATCAAACCGATCCTTGACAGCATCAGCGACAATTCGGCTCTCGCTCATACCCGTGTATGCAGCCATCCCTTTTGTGAGTTTGGAATAAAGAGGAGGTAAATATGCTCTTACTGAATTGTCTTTCTGATCGCTCATAATTAAAATTTGAATCCTGTTAATGTCTTTATCGAATCTAAAGGAACCTCTGTATGAAGGTTTAATTTATCGTTCTTTGAATTGGTGAACAGGTACGCATGATAGTTTTTATCTTTGACAACATAAATCACTTTCCAGCACTGTAGAGGAACAGAAACCTTTCCGATTTTTAGAGCCTCCCCAAGATTACCAGCCCATATATGAATTGAATCTTTCTCGATCGCCAACTTTCTACAACTCATTTCTAATTTTTTCCAGGATCCGCGATTCAAAGCCGGATATTGAGGTGCCATATTGGAGTAATAAAAACATTCGTACTCAGTAGGAAGTCCCAGACAAAGGTTGTCAGCTGCATCGCTCATGTGCCCCCTGTCGTAAGCTTGACCTGAATAATCTTTAGCTAAATCCGTTTCATTGG